GAAACAAACAGGAGGCGGCCGTGTTTGACTGTTGCGATGGCGTCGTAGCGTTCGGCAAGGCGCGACAAGAAGGCGGCGTCGGATTCGTTGCTCTGGTCGATGTGGTCGATTTTTTCGTCTTGGTAGGCTTTGCCGATGATTGGTGTGTAGCCGTTGGCGGCGGCAATGGATTCGATGATTTCTTTCAGGCTGGTTTTGTGCCAGCTTTTTTCTTTTGCCTCTGAAAATCGGTCTGATGTGTCGGCGGATTGGGCGGTGATGTGCAGGGTGTCGGGCGCGCCGCTCCAGCTTACTTCGGTTATTTTGTAGCTGCCTTTATCGACAATGCCTGTTTCGATGTAGCCCAGGGCGATGGTTATCTCGGCAGACTTCGGGGGCAGGGCGAGCTTGCCGTCGTGGTCGGACAGGCTGACGGTCAGTTCGTCCGCCTCGAAGCC